GTCCTGTGCGGCCTTCACCGCACGGTTAACTTCGGCCTTCGACGCGGCCAGGTCGGCGCGTGCTTCGGCGAGCTGTGAGTCAAGCATCCCCACGCGCTTGTGTGCGTCCATGATCTGACGACCGGTTTCACCGACCGGTAGGACGGTGGCCCCGGCGGGCGTCGCACCGGCGGGAGCGCTGACCGACGCGACGCGGCCCGTCGAGTCGCGCGGGAGTGTCACGCGCGCCCCGACGTAGGTCAGACCGGCGTCTGCGCGTGCGACTACGTGCGACCCGTCGGCACCGTCGATAGCGACAGAGACGAGCCCCTGTCCGGCGTCAACAACGCTCGTTACCCACCCGGTCAGGGTGGTGTCAGGCGCGGCGAGCTGATCGGCGACCGCCGCCTCGTCGGGCACCAGGTCAAGGAAGGGGGAGAGACTCATATCCATGATTCCTCCATCATATCAACCCGCATGACGTGGCCGGGATCATCGAGCGTGATCGACATTGCTTGCACGCGCCCCCTGACGCGTTCGACCGTCCCGTCCTCATGGTCGATCACGACGAGGATCAGGTCACCGACTTCGAGTCGCGGGTCGGCGGCGATCTGTACCGACCGCGCGCCGGACGCCGCGAGCGCCTTGCGCATGTAAGACGTCGCGGCCTTTTCCACGGCGTCCGCGCTGGTCGCCGCGTTGAACTCCTTCCGCTCGGTCACGATCCCGTAGCGTTCGGGCGCGTAGATGCCCGTGAAGTTCTCACGGATCGCTGTCCATTTCGTCGACGAGTCGCCCTGCGCGGACCCCTGCACGATCCACCTGTTAGGCGTGCGCTCACGCGCGGCCCGGACAGCTCCGACCAGGAGGTCAGTCCCCGTGTAGACCTCCACGGGGTCACCCCCGTAGTTCAGTGCCCACACGTGCAGGCAGCCGTCCGGCTTGACGCCGTACATTAGCCCGTAGGTTTCACATAGCTCCTGTAGGTTTTCGGCCTTCTTGACACCCCACTGAAAGCTCGTACTAACCGCACGGTCAGGCACCTCGAGCACGACGGGAATCGTCTGACCGAACGCGACGCTTGACGTGATGATGCGTTGCACCTCACTACCCAACGTCGCACCGGCGGGCGGCGATGACGGCCAGACCGCCTGGTCATCGACGATGGTCTGCACGAGGTCCATCGCCGTAACCTCCATGCCCCCCGCGCGTTCCTCCCAATCGGTCAGAACAAACCACCCGTAAGGGATGCGCACCGTTTCCCCGCCGGTTTCGACGAGCGCCGTCACGTGAAGGCGCTGCCCGTAGTTGTTGAGCGTGTCACCGGGGGCCGTGGGCACCATGCCGGGGTCAACCCGCATGGTCAGTTTCGACGGGACCACGCGCTTCAACGTGGACTCGACCTTCACGTCCCACGCGGGGATGTCGGACGCGATACACACCCCGCCGTGATACACGTCAACGCGGACGCCGACGGCGACAGGCCCGGCCAGGGCCGCGAGACTAGGCCCGGCCCTCATGAGGGCATCCCCGCAATCAGGCGGGCGAGGGTTTCCTCGCTTTGATCTGCCTTGTTTCCCGTCCGGTCAGCCCACGCCTGCCAGTCGCCCCACGTGACGACGGCGACCGCGCCGCCCCCGATGCGTTCCACATCGAGCGGCCCGGCCTCCGTCCACTGAACGGTCAGGGTGATCGTGCCGTCCGCGCCGAGGCGCTCGCGGTTCACGCTGGTCACCGTGACCATACGGGCGGGGACGCCGGGCGTCGCGTCGCCGGGCGCAATGATGATGTGTCCGCGCGCCCTGAGTACGCGCCACGCGTCGGCTTCGGCGGATGCGGGGAACACGCAGTGCGTCTTACCGGTGTGGAGGGGCGTGCGCATCGACCACCTGGTTAGACGGTCATCGATGATCGACGCGTCGGACTTCCACGACATGGGGTCCTGGTTATTCCATGCGGTCAGTCCATCGACGGGGCGTCCGTCGGTGCCCGTGAGGAGCATTCCGCCGCCGGGGATGGTCCGGCGCGTGAGCGTGACCGTTTCCCTTCCCACCTGGTAGGTGGTGGGGACGCCGGGCGCTGCGAGCGCGTCAGAGAAGACGCCCGCCTGTTCGCCGGGCCATAGGACGCGCGCGCCGGTGGTGACCCGGACACCGGCGTCCACACTGAATGATGGGAGGCCGGTGTGTGTGGCGATCCACTTTCGGTTTGCCATGTTGTGCCTTTCGTTACACGCGGCGGAGGGTGCGGACGGTCTCACCTTCCAGGTAAGACGTGAACTCACGTTCCCCGACGCGGAGCGTCAGGGTTTCGGGGAGGCCGCCGTTCCCTGACCATCCGGTCGGCGCGGTCGGCGCGCCCATGTTCGGGGCGAGGGACGCGGTGAACCGCCCGAGGCTGTCGCGCGCCGCCGCGTACTGGCTTTCCATGCCGGTAACGAAGCCACCGATGACGAGCCGTCCGGCGTCCTTCAGGATCACCCGGTCAAGGTCTTCGGGTCCCTTCCATGACGGGAGCATGGACGTTAGGTTCCCGAGGGTCGATTGGACGCGACTGAAGGCACTCGTGATGCCGTTGATAAAGCCGTCGATGATCGACCGACCGGCAGAGATTAGCCAGCTGCCCGCACCTGAGAACACGCCCAGGATGCGCGACGGTAGCTGCTGCACGTAGGACACGGCGCTAGACACGCCGGAGCTGATCGCGCTCGTGATCCCTGACCACGCGGACGACACGAGCGACGTCAAAGACGACCACGCGGCGGAGAACAGACCGGACACCATTTGAAGCCAGGCGCTTAGGATGCCGCTAATCGCGGACACCACGCCCGAAATGATGCCCTGAATCGCGGTCCACACGCCGGAGAACATGGTCTGTATGCCCGTCCACACGCCCGACCAGTCGCCCGAAATTAGGGCACCGACCGTCTGAATCAGGCCCTGGATGAACGTGAGCGCGCCGGAAATCACGGTCATGATCGCCGAAAACACCGCGCTCACGGTCGAGCCGAGTGTCTGGAACACGGGTATCAGGATCGTCCCGAGCTGTTCGATGATCGGCGCTAGGAACGCGCCGAGCTGGACGAACGTCTCCCCGAGCTGAGACAGGACGGGCATGAGGGCGTCAACGCATTGACTGACCAGTTGGACGAGCACCTCGACGACCGCCGCGACGATGGGCGTTAGTGCCGTGATGATCGGCGCTAGGCCGTCGCCAATCTGACCGAGGAGCGGACCTATTGCCTCGACTAGCTGCATGAACACGCCGCCGAGCGGCTCTAGGGCGGGGAGGATCGCGGCCCCCATGTTCATGAGTGCGTCACGTAGCGCCTCGGAGTTCTGTAGGACGCCGACGAACGCACCGACGGCGAGCCCTATGGGGCCGGTCAGTCCGGCGAAGCCGCCGCCGATGAGGGGCAGCTGCGACAGGAGCGGGCCGAGCACCCCGGAAAGCCCGCCGACGATGGGCGCAATTCCGCCGAGCATGCCGGTAAAGCTATCAAGGCCGCCGCCGTTGACCATGCTGTCGATCCCGGCGGCGACCGTCTCAAATACAGGCGTCAGGGTATCGGCGAGGCTGCTGAGCGCGTCGGTCAGTGGACCCTTCAAGGGTTCGATGATTTTCACGAGCCCGCCGGTGATCGCGGCCTCGAGGTTTCCCCACGCGCCTTCGAAGGTCGCCGTCGATGTGGCCGCCTCCGACGCGACGTCGGTTAGGCCGAGGCTCATGATCGCGGCGTTGAACTCATCCGCCGAAATCTGACCGTCGGACATGGCCTTGGCGAAGTCACCCGTGTACGCGCCCGCATCGAGTAGGGCCTGCTTGATCGGCCCCGCCGCGCCGGGGATCGCGTCGGATAGCTGACGCCAGTTTTCGGCGGTCAGTTTTCCGGCACCCGCCGTCTGTGTCATGACCTGTCCGACGGACTTGAAGGTTTCCTTGTTGCCGCCCGCGACGGCGTTAAGGTTGCCCGCCGCGCGGGCAAGGTCGGCATACCCCTCGACGCCATTCGACGCGAGCTGCGACGTGACCGACTGAATGTCGGACAGGTCGTAGACCGTGCGGTCAGCATATTCCTGGACCGACGCGGTCAGTTGTTCGATAGTGGATGAGTCAAGGCCCGCGAAGTTTAGCGTTGACTTGAACTTGTCGGTTGCGTCGCTCGCGGCCAGGGCCTCACCGGTGTAGGACGCGATGAACGCGCCCGCCGCCGCGAGGCCCGTGGCCGCTAGGGTCCCGACGGCCTTGAACGCGCCGCCCATGCTGGCGGTGATCGACGATCCCCACGAGGACGATGACTTCGTGACCTGCTGGTCAACGGCCCCGAACTCCTGTGCGATGCTTTGCCCCATCCCCTTAAAGGACGGGACAACGTTGATCCACGCGGTGCCGATGTCCATTCCGCCAGCCATTTGGTTGTCCTTTCGTCTGATCGGTCAGGATTCGCGTATAGCCGCGAGCGCGGCTTCGAGTTCGTCGATGGGTAGCGCGACATATGTGTCCGCCTTGTTGTCCCACGGGCGCGGGAACGGTGCGGGGACGCGTTGGTTACGTTGCCCGTCGCGTGTTTTCGACCATTGGAGCCACCGTAGGGCGTCCGATGCTAGGACGCCCCATTGGTTGGTCAGGAGTGACCATTCCCAGGCGGGGTCGATCTTGCGCCGCGTCCACGATTCGGGCTGCGCGATCATCGCGGCGGCGAGTGATGCGGCGCGCATTGGGGGAAGCTGCCGCCAATCTTCCACCTGGTAGAACCGGAGGAAGTCGGCGGACAGCTCATCGGGGGCTTTTTGCTCCGCCCCCAGGAGCGTTAGGAGTTTGGGGCGACAGCCTTGACGACCTTCAGGAGGAAGGCGGTCATGTCCTTGACGTTGACACGCCCGTCGGCGTCGCGGAGGTGATCCTTGACCGCCTGGTAACTGTCGCCTTGGAACAGCATACGGAAGGGGCGGACGATGTGGCTCGGCTTGCCGTCTTCGACGTCGGCGAACGCCTCGAGGAACTCGTAGTCCTCGAACACGGCGGGGTCGATGTCGATTGCGAGTCCGTCAATGTCAACGGTCTTGGTGGTCAGCTTTGCCATGCTCACGCCGCCTTCTTGATGTACTCGTAGACGGTGTTCCCCTGTGCGTCAGGGAAACACGTCACGGTCGTTTCGTAGCCAACGGCAGTGCCGTCCACATACGTAACGTCGCCGACCTCGGTCACCTGACCAGCCGGTACAACGATGCGCTTGACGGCGTTACCCGTCATGAGCATGTCAATAACGAACGCGCGGCGCGGCAGCTCCGTATTGTTGTGCTTGACAGTGATCCCCGTCGCCAGGTCGCCGCTCACGTTATCCTGACCGTAGACCTCCTTCAGGACATCGACGTCAAGCGCCTGGACAAGCGTGAACTTGAACGTCTCCGTTCGGCTTGTACGGACGGTCAGGATCGTGTCACCCCCCCACGCCTTGATGTTCTCCACATCGGTATCAATGCCGTTGGTCAGGCCGTCTTCGGACACATAGCCGAGCTTGACGAACCCGGCGGCGAGGTTGGTCGTCGCGTCGGTGGGGAGGGTGGTCTTGGTCGTGCCGGAACTGATCGCGCCCGCCGCTACAGGCTTGGCGACGGTTGCCAGGCTAGAGTCATTGTTAGCCATTACACATGTCCTTTCATGGGCGTGTAGGCATCATGAATGATGCCGTGACAGTCAGCTGGTAACGCGCCTGCCTACTGTCGGGGTCAGGGAAATTATACATGCTGGTCACCTGAAGGGCGGCCATGTCGGAGACACGCGCGGGCGCGCCGATCAGTGCGTCCCGCACGTCGCTTGCCAACTGGTAGGCGTCGGCGTGCTTGTCGGCCCATGCCTGTACGGCGTACACGCCGTAATCGATCAGGTGGTCAGTGCGCCCGCCGGTGCGTTCGATGGTGACGAGCTGGCCGCCCGTGTAGTTTCGTGGCACGGTCGCGTGGACGGGCACGGCCCCGCCGCGCAGGTTGGCGCGCAGGTAGTCGATGAGTCGCTTCATTAGCCTTGCACCGCCTTTAGGAGCGTGTTGTCGCGCGCGTTGCGGCGGCGTGCTTTGAAGGTGGTCGCGTAGACGGCCCCGTGTGGGCGGTCTGTCTGAATGACGGAGCCCTCAAAGCCGTCGCCCGCCCGGGCCGCGATAGCGTGAACACGCTCCTCGATGAGCGGGCGGGTCATGTCGCCTACCTTGCGGTAGTCGATTTTAACTCGCGCATTTGCCATGTGGTCATCCTTCCGTTCGTTCGACGGTGACGGGGAGGTCCCATGCGCCGGGCGTCAGGGCGGCGGCGTACCGTTGCGGATCGCCTATCACACGGTAGGTGACGCCGCGAACGATGACGCGACAGCCCCGGAGGTTGCCCTCATGGGTCTTAGGGAAGTGAAGCGTGAGGGCGTCGCGGTCGCCGTCGCGGCGAAGGCTCCCGTTCAGGTCATCCGTTGACGCGGGGGCAACGAGGACGTTCCCAACGGGGACGCCTGGCTGCCATTCGGTCAGTGGGTCCCCGAACGCATCGAGGCCGGCCTCCGCCGGGCGGATCAGGGTCACGGTTTCGCCGCGTATCATGATCGACCTGCCAGGAGGTCAACGTTGAACGCACGTGACACCGGGAGCCCAAGGCGGCGGCGATGGACGCGCGTGAAGCTCATTGACCCGGTGGGGGTCTTGTAGGACGCCGATTGCGTGTAGGGACCCGCCGTCTGGCTGACCTGTGTCGCCCCGAAGGGCGCGTCCCCGGCGGCGCTACGTTGCATATAGGCCACCATGTCGCACACGACGTCGGCGGCTGTGTCGGCCTGGACCTTACCGGCTTGAATAAGCACGGTGATGTCAAAGCCTTCGCGCGCGAACTCATCGCGGACAATGCGCGATGCGCGGGCGAGATGCGCATCTGTGGCCGCCGTTTCGGCGGCGTCTAACGGGCCGTACCGGCTCACGTAATCTTGCGCGGTCGCGAGGGTGAACCCCGACATTGCGCCTCCTTTCCTACCATGTGGCAAGGGGGGCGACCGCCAGCGCTAATGGCCGGAGCCGCCCCCCCTGTTCACATGGTCACTTTTCGGCGACCACCGCGAAGCGATCCACGAATGCGTACCATCCGTAGACGATTTCGAGACGGAGGGCAATCTGATTCTTGCGCTTCAGGTCGCCCTGGCCGTCAGGGTCGCCGTAGGTAATGAGTTCGACGGGGAGCTCCTTCTGGATGCCCCATCGGATGCCGCCGGTGAAATCACCGACAATGGCCCTGACCTTCGTGTCGGCGGCCTCGGGGAGACCGGACACGGTGGAGCCGACGGCGACGGGGACGCCCAGGAAGGAGGTCACGTCCGCGCCGAGGCCGAGCTGCGGGTAGCGCGGCGTGGACGTGACGCCCGCGCCGTCCTTGACCATGAGGTTGGCCAGCGACCAGGAGAACTTGGGGTCAAAGGCCGCGCCGGTCACCTGAACACCGGTGTCAAGGTCGTTGATGATGAGACCGGCGGCGGCGCGGAAGTCCGCGTCGGGGTCGGAGCCACCCTTGCCGAGTTCAACGCGCTTGGTCGTCGCGTTGATGTAATTCGTCCAGGTGGTAATCGCCTGGCCGTTCAGGGGGTTGATGCGGTGGAACACGCCCAGGTCAAGGGCGCGGGACAGGGCGTCGGCACCGGCGGAGGCGAGGGTGCGGAGCACGCCGAGCTGGTGCTCGTCGTCCGCCCACTTAACCTCCTGCGAAAAACGCATAGTGACCTGCGCCTTATGTGGCGCGGCGGTGACGGAGCCAAAGGACCCCGAGGTCGATTCCTTGTCGCCGTTCTCCTCCACGAACTGAGCGCGGGGGAGATCGTTGAACGTGATGATGTCCGTCTTGCCGAAACGCATCGGCTCCTGCGCGGACAGCTTCGCAATCGTGGACGTGGACAGGGTCTTCTTGACCATGCCGTCCGCGATTTCGCGGGGCATGAGCGGTGCGGCCTGGCCGGTACCGAAAACAGCCATGTTCGTTATTCCTTTCAGTGGGTCAGTTTCCGAACAGCGCCCTCACGAACGCCTGTTCGGTTGTCTGGTTGGTCTCGGGGACGGCCCCGAGGGTGGGGATGACGGGGGTCGCCGACCGGGCGGTCAGGAACTCCGCGAGCGCCTTTCCGTGCGCGGTCATTTCCTCACGGGTCGATCCGCGAAGGAGGTCGGCGGGGACGCCGGTTTCCTTTGCGACCTCACGGACGAGTGCCGCGTGCGCGGCCTCACGTTCGAAGCCTTCGACCTTGGCATTTGCTGCCGCGAGGTCAGTTTCGAGGGTGCCGATCTTGGCCGCGAGGTCATCGTAGTCCGCGTACTTGCGGCGCTCACGTTCGACGCGCTTCGTAATGATCGCGTCGAGGGCCTCCTGGCTGGTGATCGGGTTGAACGCGTGGTCAGGCGCGGGGGTCTGTTCCTGCGTCGTGTCCTTGGTGTCGCCCGCGTCGGGCGCGGGGGTCGCGTCGGTGTTGGTTTCGTCACCCATGATGTGCCTTCCGTTTATGGGGGCCGTCGCCCCGTTTTCCAGCTGAACCCCAGCTGTCAGGTGGTTTGCGGACGGTCTTTCACGCCGTCCGCGTATGCGCCGGGCGTCGCGCGCCTGGCGTATCGCATGAGCACGTTCAGATCAGACGGGTTTTCCCCGCCCATGATCGCCGCGCTTCGTGCCTCATTGTACAACGTTTCCAGGCGGTCAGGATGATAACCGTCAATCTTGGGGTCTGTGTCCCCGAACGCGGGCACAATCTCACAATCGCAATCGTGGTGAAAGCGGTTACCCATGCCGCCCGCCGTCTTTTTCGACGCGTACACCCACCCGCGCGAGGCGAGCATCGTGCAAAACGCGCATGTTTTCGCGCCGCGCGGGACGCGCGCCCACCTCGGGTTAGCCGGATCGCGGCGGACGTTGCGGAGAACGGTGTCCCGGCCCGCGTCCTTGACCCACATTTGGAGCCCGCCCATGAGGTCGGACAGCATTTTTTCCTGCTGGTCAGACCACAGGTGCCCGGCGGACGCCCGGACGCTTGCTTCGACCTGAGCGGGGAGCGCCGACGGGGCCGGGGTAGCACGGTACTCCGACCGGACGCCCGCCGCGTCGCGCTCGCTTTCGTACCATTCGGTAGCCGCGAGCGCGGCGACGTCGCCATATTGGGCGGCGAGGCGTGGAACGAAGTCGGCGAGCGCGTCACGGCACGCGGCGGGGTCGTCGAACGACAACGTATCCCAAAATGCGGTCAGGTCGGCGCGGGCCGCCTCGACCGCTCGGTCAACGGCCTTGGAATACCGGGTGATGGATCGACGGGTGACCATCACGCCTCCCGCGTCGCGGCGAGCTTATCCAGGCGGTCAAGGATCGACGTCGCACCGGTCCGACGCGTTTCGGCTTGCATCTGGTCGATCTCTTGCTGCGTGAACCCGGCGCGGCGCATGCCGACCGTCGTCGTTGCGACGTCAGGCATGGCTTGGGCAATCTTGACGATGAAGTCAGACGATGCCTGCGGGGACACGTACCGCGCGGGCGTCCAATTGACGGCCAGTTTCCAGGACTCGTCGGGCGCGGTGACCGATCGGTCACGAACCATGACAACATCCTCGATGATGCGGCGGAGCGCGGGCGTGAACACGCGCCACTGGTACTCCGCTTCGTCCGATAGGGCGTATTCGGCGGCCTGCATGGCCTCGGCGGACGCGGGGTTGTCCGCGAAGATACCGACGGATGACGTCGGCATGTTCGTAGCCGAGCACAGATTTTGCGCGAGCTGCCGGTACATGGACAAATGCGGGTCCATCGATAGCTGCGAAAACTGACCGACGGAGGGAATGTCGCCGTTTTCGTTGGGCGACAGGGCGAGGATGCGCCCGGTGATCGCCGACCACCGGTCAACGCCCGCGAAGGCGTCTTCATCCGCGCCGAGCACGTACCGCTGCGGGGATGAGAAGAACTCGGCGGATGCCTCTGTTCGGACCATCGTCCTAATTGCACAGTCGGTCAGGTACCGCACCTCGCGGCTGATGCGGGATCGACCGAAGGGGCGGCTGATCTGCGGATCGTAGGTCAGCATTTCGATTAGGACGCGCCCGGCGGGGTTGGGGAGGCGTTGCACCTGCCAGGCGCCGCGCTTACCGCGCGTCAGGCGGATCGTTTCGCCGGGGAGGAACAGGGTCGCGTCAGATGGTTCGACGAAGCGCGTGATGGTGTCCACGTCCCACCCGTCCGTGTCGGGCGACGTCGCGCCGTTGATCGCCAGCCCGGCGGTGACGCATCGGCGGCGTGTGTCCCACTGGACGGACGTCCAGCGGGCGTCGCGGGCCTGGATGACTACGGGCGGCTCGCCCGCCGACGTGTCGCCCGCGCCGACGACGAGGAAGGAGCAGCTGTGCTTGTATGCTGACTGGATCGCCTGCATGAGTTCGACGTCAAACGAGTTCCTGACCAGGAGTTCAGTGACGTCGAACGGGTCTAGTCGCCCGTCGAGGGAGTACCCCTCGAAGACGTGCTTTCGGGCGAGCGTGGACACGGCCTTCGCGGGCCACCCGAGGGCGGCGCGGACGCGCGCCATTTGGGGAGGGACACTGATCCCGAGGTCCTGAAACACCCGGTGACCGTCATAGTAGGCGTTCAGTAGTTCATTCTTGGCGGCCTTGGTTTCGATGCGCTTCCATAGCGCCGCGAAAATGGCCTGCTCCGCGCCGGTCAGGGCGGGGATTACGGGGGCGGGCATGGTTTCCCTTTCCGGTTGGTTGACTTTTATCTCCAATGGTACACACCGCCGCGCCGCGATAGGGGATCGGCATATCACACCGCCCGCGTTGGCGTTATGCATCGCGTGTGCCTATAATGATGCAAAGACCGTTCAGAAAGGACCGGAATGACCGACATTGCCGAGCGACGTGCTGACCTGCTGATTTCACAGACCGACTTCGGGGCAATTGCTGCCGGGGTGAAACAAACATCTGTGTCCCGCTGGGAGCGGGGAAAACACGTCGATCAATCTGACCTGTTGGACAATGTGCTCGACGCCGCCGAGGCAAAGCGTCGTGAGCTGACACGCTTCATTCACAAGGACCGACCGCGCTTCGCGGTCACGGAGTCCGATTACCGGGAGCGTTTCCCGGCATATTGCGCCCTGATCCCATATGCCCTGTATCGCATCATTCACAACGCGGTACACGACATGACTACATGACGACAACGCCGCCGCCGCGCCGCCCCTGAGCGTTCCCACCACGGAGCGCACGGGGGCGGCGTCGCGTTGTGCGGGCGATCCAGTACGCCGCCGACGCCGCGTCGAGCGGGGACGGGTCGCCGTCTTCTACGGTGGCCGCCCACCCCCAGGCCCCGTCCTGACCGCGAAGGCGCTTGTCGCACGTGGCTACCGCGCGGTTAAGGAGGTCGTCACGCTCACCCTTCGGGTGCGTCAGGTGCTTTTCACGCACCGCATCGAGGAACATCGCCGTTGCCCCAAAGTACTCGCCGGTACTCATGATGTGAATCATGGGCTTTGGAACGCCGCGCTCACGCAGCGCTTCGGCGAGGACGCCCGACCCGGCGCGCCCAAGAATCGCAATCTCCGCGATCCGGTGACGCCGTTCGGCGATCCAATCGGCGAGCTGCGCGACACCGACGTCCGCGCGCCCTGAGTACGCGCCGATCAGCTCCACGTGACCGCCGTCCTCGGTCTTGACAGCGCCCGCGACGGCCTGGTGAAGGCCGTCCGCCGTGAAGGACACGCCAATCGTGCGCACGCCCTCCGACTCATCCGGCGGCGTCGTGGTCGCCGTCGCCGACCATTGGGCGGGCGTAATCAGGCGCTTTGCGCCCGCGTCCTGACGCCAGATGCCGAGCCGGTCCTGTGCGAACCGTTCGGGCGTGTAGGTCTCGTATTCGCCTTGCACGACCTCGTGGTTAATTAGGCTGTTCCACGATGGGTTAGCCTGCCACCTGGTTAGCTCCGACGCCGGGTCGAAGTCGGCGGCGTCAGGGTCCGCGCCCCATTCGACCCATGCGGACGCCGTGGACTTCCCCGACATGGCTGCCTTCCTGACCATGTCGAAGGTATAGCAGTCGTCCTCATCCTGTGGGGGCGTGCCGAGGAGCCACACCTGCGGGTTGGCGCGCGCGGACATCGTTGAGTTGATCGACGTCCACGCGCGGGACCCAAGAATCTGCGCCTCATCGAGGAGGAGGCAATCGGAACTAAAACCCTTGCCGCCCGCGCCGGAGCGGGCCTTGAACTTGATCTTCGCGCCATTCTTGAACTTGACCGATTCGCGCCCAAACGCGTTCATGACGCCGTTTTTTGCCAGGCGGTCACGGAGCCCCTGATTTTCGTCGGCTTCGACGATCTCTAGGAGCTTCTCGAACGTTTCGCGGGCCGTGTCTTGCTGATGTGCGGACACGACGATCAGGCGCTCCCCGAAAATCAACGCGCCCGCGAGCGCGCGGGCAACGAGGAGCTGGCTCTTGCCGTTCTGACGGGGCACGGACACGCCGACGCGCTTAGCCGCCCACGTCCCGTTAGCCTGTTCGCCCATCGCGGCGTCCAACACGAGCTCCTGCCACGGTAGGAGCGTGACGCCCAACATCGCGGACAGGTCGGCGACGTCTTCCCACCCGTTAGACCGCTCGCCCTCGGGGCGGACGAGGACGCGCGGCGGGGCCTCCCCTAGCAGCGCGACGTCGGGCGAGTTCGTCGAACGGGTCAATTTCCGGTTCCTTCTTGCTTGCTTGTTCGGTCAGGGCGTTCAGTTCGGCTAGCGTGGCCCGGAACTGGCTTGCTAGCGGGCCTCGACGGTCCGGCGGGGCATCCTCAATGGATGCTTTCAGGACCCCCGCCAACCATTGTAATTCTTGCTGACGATTATCGACGGGTGCCGACCGCCACTCGGAATGTGCCTCGATCACCTCGGGGCTGTCATCGACCGGGCGCTCGGCTTGGTACTTCAGACGGCGGACGCGGTTCACCTCGTCGCGGTGCGTTTTCATGTACCGCCTGTTTTTTGCGCGGTCCCGGCATGTCTGAGAGCAATAAGTCTTCTTGCGTCCGCGCGCGGGCTGATCGAGCTCGGCTCCGCACTCGCGGCAGTGCGTCGGGGTGGGGGCCATGTTCGACCTTTCTGTGTGTGTTTTTCGCTTTGCCTTGGGGGGTTCACGGGGGCCGGG